GTCATCAAAGTTATTTTCATTGCTCATTTGTGTGTGCTTTCGAAGGATGTTTGTCTTTACGTTTATATTTTACTGCATTTGTGTGTGCCTGTAAAGGCTTGATTGGTGTACGACACACCGGACGTTGTAATTTTACAACAAAAGATTCTTTTTTACGCATTATCGCCTCATACTTGAAATATCTACAGCTTCCTGACTGTTAAACACAGGCACAGCGTTGGATTTGTGAAGTGTTGCAATTCCAAGCACTTTATCACCAGTATAAACCTTAGGTGCCGGCTTGGTGGCTGCAACATTACCTGTATTTAACGAAGGAATGTGTTTACTCTCACGACCGGCAGGTGCCGATAGTGAATATGTGAATTTTTCTTGAATTGGTTTGATGAATTTGGTTGGTTTGTGCGAATCCAACCATTGTTGATACTGCTCACGCTCGGCTTTTGGTTTAAGCTTGCGTTTTGACTTTGCTGTGCGAGTATAAATCATCATAACAATCTCCTAGAATATGTTTATTATAACACACCTGTGGAGATTGTCAATTTTTGTGTTGTTTACCTACAACACTAGGAATTAATACGATTGTCTTGCTTTTCGGCGAGTTGGTTTTGAATAAACCGAATCTTCTTCCTGCATTATTCTATCATAATTGTAATTTGATAGTTTTTTGGATGGATCATGTTTTCCACTACGCTTTGGTTTTGGTGAATACTCAGAATCATCATTGTAATCTGCATTTTTGCGAAACTTTGCCACGAACTTAGACACTCTTACTCCTTAATCAATAACTTGAAATTTAATTCCTCTAATTTTTGCTTCCGGCATATTTTTCATATCATACTTGGAAACATAAGTTATGACTGCCTGAGGATAAAGCAGTTTAACCATTTTTAATAACCTACACGATGTACCATCAGAATCATCAAATCTCATAACTTCATCAACACATTTAAAACCTTGCAACATTTCTTGTCTGTCGTCATAATCATGAAGTAGATTGCCGGTTATCATATGTGTGATTATGTCGGAGTTTAAACCGACAATTAACCAATTGCCTGATTTTCTACTCTTTTGCAAGAATCGTAAATCATCAATAGCCAAATCGTCAAACGTTCCAGTAACAACGATTATGTTGTCTTTTGGTATCATGGCAACATATCTGGAAATGCCTCTTTAACGAACTTATAAGTCAAACCCTTAACATGTAAATCTTTTTGGAAAATACCTAAAAGAACTTCTGCTTCTCGTGGCTCGATTGATTCCAACATTTGAATCAATAATTCATTTCTTCGTTTTTCGGTTAATTTTTCAGCAGTGGCATCACCCTCTCGGAAAACATATAACCTACGTAATTGCGAATTCAAACTATCGTGTGTAATACCAGGTAACATATCAGTTGGTACTTTATAGTTATCAGGCAATTCTTTTATTTTCCACTGAAAGGATGGATGAAAAGTTAATTGCAATACATCTACCAAATTTCTTGTTAAATTACTTTCGATTATTTTTAATCGTTGTTCTTTGGTTTTTGCTAGTTCAAACTCATCAAAAATTTCATATAAGGCTTTCATCAAAATTCTCCAATCACATCCATAAGATTTTTTAATTTATTGTCAATGAAGTAGTTCAAAAGCTTTCCTTTGGGTGCTGGTTTGGTTTCTTCATACGTATTTATGATTTTAGTCTTGATATCATCTGGTATATTTCTCAAGTCAATCAAAGTGCTATTGCGAGAATATCCAATTTTAGATTCTTCGTCATAGCTTGTTATATCTTCATTGAGATATTTTGTCAATCGGCCTTCGGTCATTCGTTTCTGACGAATGTTACGCACAAAGGTGTCTCCTGGCGACATGATGTTTGGAATACCATCACCCGCATCTCCGCCAATGATTTTAATCTTCAGTTCCTCGACAGGATTCTCTGACACAATAAATTTCTTTTGTGTTGGATTATACTGTTTAACGGTATACTCACTTCTACCATTATACATTTGCAATTGTAAGAAATCTCCGTCACTGGAAATGATTAGAATGTCCTCATGCATGATGTGACGAGGAACAAGTGTGCCAATAATGTCATCAGCTTCGGCACCCTCCACATCAATAACTTTATATGGGAAATTATCTCTAAGTTCCTGTTTGAACTTGGCAAGCATGTCAAAGATTAGATGCCAATCCAAATCCGACTTATCACGGCTTTTTTTACGATGTGCCTTATAGTATGGAAAGAATTCCTTACGCCAGTATTTGCGGTTGTCAGCACAGAGAACAACTTCACCATAATCTTTACGGAAGTTCTTTAGGTGAGTTCGGATGATGTTTAGGACCATGTGTCGAATTAGATTTTCTTCTAATTGCACCTTAGGTTTGGCATTGGCAATTTGTGCCATGAGGCCAGCCAATAATACTTGGTTTAAATCCACGAGAATCATAATATCTTTCAATAGTTTTAACTATTATACTGCAATTTAGTCCAACTGTCAAACACACCATCAACTATTTTGTCGGATGTTGTGGTTTTTCTACTAACCATACCATACCAATCGGATTTAATCATCCGACTAATATATTCACGGGGTTCAATGAGGATGCCTTCAAAACGATCCAAGTCTATTACGAGGTCTTCTTCATCATCTAATCTAAAAACTATAATATCAAAATTATCACCTAATTCTGATCCTCCAAGTTTTTCGCCGGTATTTTTATACTTACTGAATTCGATATTTACCATATTGTCTTCTTCACTATGTGGTGTGAAAAAAATGGTATCATAATCCACAATCTCTTTCAGAGAATCTAACATTGAATTCCTTTGATGTGTGATTTCCTTACTCTTACCATAATCCAGGAATTGTAATACTCATCACCTTCTAATGCACACTTGGTAAACTGTTCTTTTGCTTCAAGATATCCACATTCGCCTTTGGATTTGCACAAATAGATTATCTCTCGCTTGAACTGTTCTTGACCATGCATTATAACATCTTTTTTTAGTTCCTCATTAGAACCGTAATAAGTTTGCCAGTCCGAAAAAACTTTATACCGTTTCTTCTTACCTTTTACTTGTTTGGTTTTTGAGGAATAGAAAAATTTCTTACCAATGTATTTTCTGTCATTGGCCAGATTGGTGATACAGTATACGAAACCGTAATATTCACCAATCTGTTCTTCTGTAAAATCTTCGTTATTATATTTCCAGTTTAATCCCATTTGTGTTCGTCTTCATCTAAGTCATCATCCTCTATATAGTCTTCGGTGATTTCTTCGATGATTTCGCCACAAAATGGGCAATGTTCTGGTAGAGGTTGTGATACTAGTTGTTCCACGTAAGCAACCTCATAACTTGATTCGCAATTTAGGCATTCGCCTGTAACTAACTTGGACATGTAAACTCCTTATTGAGACCAAACATCACCCCAAGTTCCTTGTTGAGCACCTTTTGCATAATCGGTAGCACGGTTCTCAAAGAAATTGGTGTGTGTCGGAGCATTAATCATTTCTTCAACCCATGGAAGTGGATTGCGCTTAACTTTAAAAATACCCTTCATACCAAGACCTATTAGACGGCGATCAGCAATGTAACGAATATATTTCTTAACTTCTTCATTTGTTAATCCTTCCATCGGACTGATACCAAAAGCCAAGTCAATAAATTTATCTTCCAATTCAACCATCTTCTCAGCAATGGTGTAGATGCTCGATTTCAATTCATCGTTCCATATTTCAGGGTTCTCATTTATATATGTTTTAAATAATTTCATCATATTCTCGGCGTGCATCGTTTCATCAACGATAGACCAAGTAACGATTTGACCCATACCCTTCATCTTACCCATACGAGGGAAGTTTAATAACATAATGAAAGAGGAGAACAACTGCATACCTTCAGTGAAAGCACTGAACACGGCGATGTGGCGTGCAGTGTTCTCTTTACTGCTATTCTGGCCTGCAATATCTAACACATAGTCGTGTTTATCTTTCATTTCTTGATATTCCAAAAATTCACTGTATGTGGTTTCTGGTAAACCTAAAGTTTCAATCAAGTGACTATATGCAGCAATGTGTAATGCTTCACGAGCAGCAAAGCCCATAAGCATCATACGAATTTCAGGTTGCGGGAAATAAGGAAGATAGTTGTTAACATAACCACCAGCAACGTCAATGTCACCCTGTGTAAAGAATCTGAAAAT